GTATGGTCCTAGATTCTATGTAATCAAAGATCCAGTGCCTTGGAATATGGGATTCTTGTATTCATTTACATTAGTAACTGATAATCCAACAGTTGATTTTGTAAATCCTATCTTCTTACAATATGGTGTAGAACTAGAATTAGTTGATGCTGCTATTGGTGAGTTTGACCAAGACTTATTAGGTCTTCCTAGATTAGGTGAGCAAATCACTATGTTCGAATCTTTAGGTTCTGCATATGGATATGAGCACAAAATCACTGAGTGGGCTGATGACAAAATGATGAGAGATTCTTCTGGAAAACCTCTTGATATTTTAGTGTATGCTCCACAAAGACGTAACCAATTACCTTTAACTCGTAATGATGTTAAATGGGAACCGTTTATCGAGTTCTGGATGCGTAAATCTATGTTAGAATTAAAAGTTAAACGTATGATCTGGGCTAAACCAGGTACAGTTAAAACTAACGGTTCTAAACAAGAATTAAAACGTACATCTGCTGGTGTTTACCACAGAATGAGAAATAATGGTAACTTAGTACAATATAATAGAGGTGAATTCTCTGCTAACTTAATCCGTTCTGTATTTGGAGATTTATTCTACAGAAGAGTGGATGTGAAAGATAGACGAGTTAAAATGTATACTAATGAGGCTGGTTTTGACGTGTTCCAACAAGCTCTTAAAACAGATGCATTAAATTCTGGTCTTACTTTCATGGCTGATTCTGGAAACAGATATATGCAAGGAGAAGGACAACACATCACTTACAACTTTGCATTTGATGCAATGGTAACTCGTGAGACTGGACGTGTTGAATTGATTCACTTAAAAGAATTAGATTTACCACAAACTAACTTAGAGTTTGGACAAAACAAAAAATCTACTCCAGTATTTATGGTGTTTGATGTTTCTCCAATGTCTGATGGTTCAATGGTAAACAACATTAGAGAAGTACGTATGAAAGGTGCTCCTTCTATGACATGGGGTTATATTGATGGTACTCGTCACCACTTAGGTTTTGCTAAATCTCAAGGTATGAGTTCTGCTAACAAATTCCCAGGATACGAAATCTGGATGAAAGACAGATGTGATGTATTTATCGAAGATCTTTCTAGAACTGTGTTGATTGAGGAAATGCCACAATTCTAATAATAAAATTCCGAGAAGATTCCCCTCACCTCCTCTCCCTCCTAGAGGGGATGATTCTCAACCCAGAGTGATGGATTGGTGTAAACTGGTCGCTGCTCCATTCAATTGGAACACTCTACTAATTAAACCAAATATTAAATTAACTACATTATGGGTAAAACAGGCAAAATCTCTACGATAAAACGTGAGTATAACAGTTCTCAACTGCAAACAATGGACAGTGGACTTTCGCAAAAAGGTATGACAAGAATTCCTGGAACAGGAGTTTTTAAATATCCTTATAAAGAATTAGATGGTAAATATAGAACAGGATTAGATCCAGATGCTACTTACATCAAAAGAATTTCAGATCCACTTGAAAAAGAGTTAGAAATAGAAAGAGTAACTGCTCTTAGAACAAAACTTGAAAATGAATTAGGTGATATTGATTTAGGACCTCGTTCTAAGTTTTGGAACTATGGGTTATCAACTTCTACAGATGATCAAACACACGTACAACCAGTTAAGTTACTAGATGGTGATAATTTCTTTGATCTATCAGTTCCTTTTCAAGAGATAGCCTTTTCATGGTTGAGAGTACATCCTACTATTGCATCTTCTTATCAAGCATGGGAAAGAGGAGATTATCCAGCAGATACACAATTTTATATTGTTGATGATGAGATTGAAAATGCAGTGATCTTCAAGAAAAAACAATTGATCAATAAAGCAATTGTTAAATTTGATAGTATGACTCCTGAGAAGAAACGTAAAGTTGCAAGACTTTTAGGACTTCCAGTTACAGAAGATACAAAAGAGGAAGTTGTTTACAATCAAGTAGATAACGTATTGAAACAAACAGAATTCAAGAATGGTAAATATTCAGGATTGAATCCAGTTGAAGTGTTCAATAGATTTGCTGACATGAAAGAAGATTTACTCCATATACAAGATTTAGTTAAACAAGCAATTGCACATTCAGTTTACCGAGTTAAACCAAATGGTAAAGTTTATGAAGGTGAGTTTGAAATAGCTAAAGATGAACAAGATTTAATTAAATTCCTTGTTGATGATGATAACCAAGATGAGTTATTAATATTAGAAGGCAAATTAAAAACTAAAAAACTAGCTTCTATTTAAGAGGCTAGTTTTAAAAATATAAAAACATATGATTCCAGTAGATAGTTTATTGTACAAGATTGATCAAAGACTAAATAAACTATCAACTAATTTTCATCAACAGATTCAATTAGAGGATAAGATATTAGCTTTAAATGAAGCTCAAATTAAGTTGATAAAACAAAAAGTTGATGGTATAAGTGTTGCAAATGGCATGGGAATGGATTCTTTTAAGAAACGATATGAAGACTTGCAAAGTCTTGTATTAGATTACAACCATCAACCATTAACATTAACATTAAAAGATCCTGACTTAAATCAGTGGTCTGCTAATGTTCATCTACTTGAACCAAAATATATGTTCTATGTTGATAGCTATGTAATAGCAGACAAAGGAAGATGTAAAGATAGAAGAATCTGGATTAACAGAGATCTTGCTAAACATGGTGATCTTCAGTTTATATTAAACAACGATCATTATAAACCTTCATTTGAATACCAAGAAACATTCAATTTCTTAGCATCAGATGAAATAAGTATATTCACTGATGGTACTTTTACCCCTAAGAATATACAAATAATGTACATGAGATATCCAGTGTACATAAATAAAACAGGATATATTATGATGGATGGTGAGCCATCTTATGATGCTGATTGTGAACTTGAAACATACCTAGAAGATGAACTTTTAGATTTAACAGTACAGAATCTAGCAATGTATACTGAAAACCAATCTGCAGTACAAAATGCAGCATACAGAATACAAACAAACGAATAAACTTTATTAACATTTAAATAAATTAAAATGGCTGATTTTTCATTAACCACGTTATTCGTGGTTCCAGTAGGGCAAACTGCACTCCCTAGCTCTGGCTCAACACAAAACTTGACTGCAGGACAAGTTGGTTTCTTTAGAAACGATTATTCAGTAGCTACTTCTGCGAATATTGCTGCTGCTCCTTATTTCTACGTAGCACAAGGTAGAACAAACACTTATTTACAAGGATCTAAAAGATCTGACAAGATCAAAGGATGCCCTTCAGGATCTGGTTGTAATTCAAACGTAACAGAATGGTACAAAGTATCAGGATGTCCAACAGCTGCTAACCAAATTACTGATGTAACTGATTTCACTGTACAATGTGGAGAAGTTATCACGTTAACTTTACGTGCTCACTCTTCTTATATTGATACATTGTATTTCAATGGTTTCACTCGTTCAGTAACTATCCAAGCTCCATGTTGTGAGTGTGATTCTAATCCATGTGCTGATGTAAGTGACAACACTATCATCGATGAATTGATCTATCAATTAAACTTAAAAGCTCCAGGAAACAACCCTGACAACATTTCTTTCTCTACATTCTTTACATTTGAAAATATAGGTGGAACTACCTTACGTATTACAGGAAAACCATTAACTAAATATGGTCAACCTTGTGATATAGCAGCGTTCCCATTTGAATATGATAGAATGTACTTCAGAACATTTGTATATGCTGGTCCAGCTACTACTGCTGACTTTATTGTTGCAGATGCTTGTAACTTTGTTGCTACTCCTTTTGTTAGACAACGTGCTTCTTATGCTAGTGGTACATCTGCAGAGATTGCTCAATTAGAGAAAAACTTCTACAGCTACCAAGCAGGTTACTTGAAACATTTATATAGAATGAATGGATACAACGAGAACTTCGAGTCTTGGGTATCTGATGGTGTAACTTATGACACTTACTATATCAAATTCAACGAGTACAACAGATCTGAGTACCAATGGGGTGATTACATTATGGAAGACTCTACAGTAATTATCGCTGCTCCAAATGCTACAACAAGTGGTATTTCTGCTGCAATCACTACTGTATTAGAAGCTGGTTTAGGTACTGTGGTAGATCAAGGTATCCCTTGTATTACAACTACAACTACTACTTCTAGTGCTCCTGCATCTACAACAACTACTACTTCTACTCTTATCCCTTAAGAATAAAGAAGAGTAAAAATTAATAATAACCTATGCCAGGGGAAAGAGGATAACTCATATTCCTCTGGCATATTTATTTAAAACAAACATGGCAAACTTACAATTAGATATATTAGTAGTTCCTACTTATAGTGTACTTACACTTGGTGTTACAGATGCATCTGTATATCCTACCAATCCTCCAGTGGTTTCTGCACCATCTATTGAGATTGAAATACCAGGATTTGGAACCAAGATATTACCTTTTGTTCCTAATGAAACCAATGTATTTACATCATCTAATTTAGGGATAACAGAAGTAGGTTGTAATCAACCTCTTCCTGATGGAGTGTATAGAATTAAATATTCTGTTACTCCTGCATATGCAAACTATGTGGAAAAAACAATACTACGTGTTGACAGACTTCAAGAGAAGTTTGACAATGCGTTTTTACAATTAAATATGATGGAGTGTGATAGAGCACTTAAAACACAATCTAGTGTAGATTTAAACACGATTAACTTCTTTATTCAAGGAGCTATCGCTGCAGCTAATAATTGTGCAGAATATGAATCAAACAGATTATATGCTCAAGCAGATAATATGTTAAACAACTTTTTAAGATCAAACTGTGGTTGTTCAGGAAATAACTACTTACTAAACTTTTATTAATTATGGCACAATGTAATTCATGTGGAGCTAATGTAGGATGTGGATGTCAATTGAGAGATGGACTATGTGGCAACTGCGCAGCTAAAGTAAACAAATAAAATATAGACATTATGTTATCACCAAGATTAACTGATTGCCCAGAATGTGCTAACATTCCCTCTTTACTTAAAAAAATAGATTGCAAGTTAGCAGAGCTTGGTAATAATTTGTACAACAATATTTCATATATGTTGAACAAACCTATACCTGCTGGTGACATACTTCAATTGATAGCATATAGAAGGATACTAACTCATAAGTATTGTAATCCTAATTATGTAGAAAAATACTCTGTTCAAATGATTGCTAGTAGAGTGATTCGTTTAACAGTAGGATGTGTTAGTAGATGTAATGAACCTGAGCGTTGTTTAGAAGATCCTTGTGATATTACAATTGTACCAAATCCTTCTACAACAACTACTAGTTCTAGTTCTACAACTACTAGCACTAGTACTATTGCACCTGTTACAACAACTACTAGTACCACTGCAGCACCAAGTACAACTAGTACAACAACTAGCGGGGGTCCTACAACTACAACTACTAGCACAACAACTAATATTGTACAAAAATTAGAAGGACTTAGAATAGAAACAATATATCTAGAGTCACCAAATGATTTAGCTAAACTTCCACCTGGTTATGTACATCCATGTCCACTTCAAATAAGTGCACATACATGTGATAGAGCATTTTTTGAAATAACAGGTAATGATATTTATATAGGTGATTCATTGCTGAATAATTTAGGTGTATCGCCACAACAAGGAGTTTTAACTCAATCAGGTAAGTATACTTGTGAAGATTACAATAATACTCCTGCTCCTTTAACTGGAGGAATTTGGACAGGACATCCTGATTCAAGATATAGTCAAATGACTATAACTGGTCAACAGGCTGTTGATATAGCAAATGTTAGTCCAGGAAATTGCACTATTGAATTTAAATTAGTTCCTACAATGATAACTTATAATTCTATTTGTGATAATGTTGTAGATCCTCATGAAAATGTTACGTGGACTAGAATTACTAAACCTAATGGTACTGTTATTTACAATGGTTGTCCTATAGGTAATATTATAACATTAAATATCTGTGTATAAATCTTTTTAAAATAATATAATATGTCAAATTGCTCAAATTGTTATAACGGATGTACAGAGATTGTCTCTGACAGATGTGTTAAATATACAGGAATAGATGTTCCTGTCCTAGGAATCCAAACTGGTGATTCTTTATCTTTTGTAGAACAAGCATTGATTACATTTCTTACATCTACATTAGATGGAACTGGAATTATACCAATTATAGATAATACTATAATTTGTAATGTTGTAAAACAATATTTACCAGACTGTGGAGCTATTACATTAAATGATATATTATCAGCTCTTATACAAGCTGCTTGTACTCTTCAAGAACAAGTTGATGTAATTGATGCTACACTTGCTACATTAAATGCTGATTACACATTACCAGCAGGATGTTTAACAGGTGTTACAGCATCTTCTGATACACATGCTATTGTACAAGCTGTAATAAATAAACTTTGTGCATTAGATAGTCAGTTTTCTCAGTTATTAATTGATCTTCCTAATACATATGTACAAATTAGTCAACTTGATGTTTTAATTCAAGCATATTTAGATAGTTCAACATCTGGATTGATTAGTAATAAAATGGTTCCTTATGCTGTACTTCCTTACTTTGGACCTATAGATACATTCTTTGATGCATCTGGAGCAGGTACAGGTAATTGGAATAGAGTGTTCTTATGTAATGGAAATAATGGAACTCCTGATTTAAGAGGTAGAGCTTTAACAGGTGTTATCAATGGTGTTCCTGGACCATCAATGAGTCCTGTAGTTGATCCAGGTGCTAGTGCAGCTAATCCAAATTATAGTCTTTTTGATGTTGCTGGTGCAAATCAAATAACATTATTATCTACACAAATTCCTGCACATACACACTCAGCTACAGCTATTTCTATAGATTCTGGACATACACATACTCAATTTGCTGAAAACTTTAATTTATCTAGTGGAGGTTCAACACTTATGAGTCGTGGTTCAGCTGGTAGTGGTGGAAGTGTAAGTATAGGTACTGCAAATATCACTACAACTGTAACAGTTAATCCAAATACAGGTGGAGGACTTCCTCACTTAAATATTCAACCAGTAACAGCTTGTTATTATATTCAATATAGACCTTAATAAATCAACAACATGTCATATCCATATTTACCAGTGAATCCTTGCTGTACAGACGTAGTTCTAAATACTCCTTGTGGATGTAGTTCTACAATCACTAATAGTGGTTGTAATACTAATGATCCATGCTCAACGCATTTAACTGCTTCTAGTACTATTGTTTATGATGGTCCTGCATTAACATGTACAACTGCTGAACCATGCGATACACTTAATGTTATATTACAGAAGATTGATGAAATTATTTGTAATCTACTTGTACAAATAAATACATTAACTAATCAGCTTAATAATATCACTTCACAAGTGTTGTATATAAATGGTGAGATAACTAATATATACAATGTATTAGATGCATGTTGTAATGTTACTACAACAAGTACTACCACTGTAGCACCAATTCTTTGTGAAAGCTTCTCATTAGATAACACAGGAGAAGATCCAGTAGCTATAATTATTACTAATTGTGATACACAAGAACAAGAAGCTATAGTGTTAATGCCAGGAGATACGGATATTTGTGTTCTAACAGATAGTCCTTTGATTGTTCCAGGTACAATAATTGTTACACCAAATGGTCCTTGTGGAACCACTACAACTACTACCACTGCAGCACCTACTACAACAACCACAACAACAGAAGCAATTCCTTGTGAATGTTTAACATTCCATAATAATGATGTTGTTGAGCGTATTATAACTTATACAGATTGTAGCGGTAACGCAAGTGGTCCTATAGAAATTCTTTCAAATGAGACATTACAATATTGCGGATGTTGTGGATTTGCTAGTGATGAGTCTGTAACTATTACTGTTGGTGCAAATTGTATTGATGGAGAATGTCCAACACCTATAACTACTACAACTACTTCTAGTTCAACTAGTACAACTAGTACAACTTCTACATCAACTTCTACATCAACATCAACAAGTACAACTTCTACATCTAGTACAAGTACAACAACTTCTACTACTACATGTAATCCTGCTACTCCTCATCCATTTAACATTACAGTTGTAAATGGTACAAACACTGTTCCTGATTCAGGAAGTTTCTTGGTAGATGCATGTGCTGCTGCTGAATGTTTACAAGATGCTAGTTGTACAGTGACATCATCTATATCAACATATTGGAATGTTGAATATCCAGGAATAGGTGATATAGCTTATGCAAATAGCACTGGGTGCACATTAGGTCTTGTAGGATATGATGGATATTTCCAAATTAGTTATGATGGTATATGGGTTGTAGTTCAAATTGTAAATAGTGTAATAGTAGCTTTCCCTACTTGTACACCAACAACAACAACCACTACAACTGTTGTAGATTGTATTAACTATTTAGTACAAGGACTTGCTCCATCAGGAACATGGGAAGGATTTGATTGTAATGGAGCTCCTGTATCTGGAACAGTTACAGGAGGAGATACAGAGGAAACAGGATGTATGAATGCATCAACATTAGTTCTTGACAATGCATATATTAAAAATTCTACAGATTGTACAACTACTACTACTACAACAACAGTATTATAAATATAAAACATGGCTAATTGCTCTCAAATAAATAATACAACAATAATAGGAACGAGTGCTATCACATATGATGGCACTCCACTTCCTTGTTCAGATGTAGATACTTGTGATAACTTAAATACAGTTCTTGCTAAATTTGATTCTGTTATATGTAATGTAAATAGTAGTGTGAGTGAACTTGCAGATAATGTAACAAATCTTACTGAAGAGTTAATGCTTATTTCAGAAGATATAATTAACATTAATGATCAACTTAATATATGTTGTCCTACAACAACAACTACTACTACAGCTGTTCCTACAACAACTAGTACTAGTACAACAGCTACACCTACTACAACTACTACTACAACAGCTATACCTTGTAATTGTATAGTTTTCTATAATGGAGAATCAACAATACAAGAGATAGAATATAATAATTGTTCAGGAGTTATTCAGTACACTATAATACAACCAGGTGCTACTGATAATTATTGTGGATGTTGTGGAGTTACACATGCTCCTTTAGTAACAGTTACAACAGGTGGTGCTTGTGTTTCAGGAGCTTGTCCATCAACAACTAGTACAACTACTACTATACCACCAAGTACCACTACTACAAGTAGTTCTAGTACATCTACCACTAGTACAAGTAGCACTTCTACAACAAGTACCAGTAGTACATCTACTACTAGTACTTCTAGTACAACAACAACTACCACTACTGCATATTCTTATTGTCCATCTTCTGTTATGAGAACAAATCCACAACAATGGTCTGCATTAACTACTACTCCTGATGGAACTATATATGGATGTAATCTTGGTGGAACTATTTATAAATATCCTGTAGGAGGACCTTGGTCTACTGTTTCTAGTTCAGGTGCAATTAATGCAGCTCTTGCAGCAGATTCATTAGGTAATGTGTATGGTGCAGTTAATGGTGGTACATTATATGTAAAACCTTTTAGTTCATCTACATTCACTCCTATTATTCCATTTGCTGGAAATGATTCTTGGAGAGGATTATATGTAGATCAAGATGATACATTATGGACAGTTGATCAAGCTGGTGCAATTTATACAAGAGCAGTGTCTGCAACTGGATTTACATATCATGGAGCAACACCTAGTGCAGGAGCAAGAGATATCACTGTAGCTCCTAATGGAGATGTTTATGTTTGTGGTCCTTTTAATGTTTGGAAACAAACAGGAGGAACTGGAGCATTTGTTTCACTACTTACATCACCAGGATATTGGACTAGTATATCAGCAGCTTCTAATGGAGACATTATATGTGTTGGTGAAAAACAACCAGGTTATGCTGGAGGTGTATGGGTAATACGTTCAGGCACAACTACATTCACTAAACTTTCTTGTGATAGTGATTCTGATTGGTCAGCAGTTCGTTCAATTGGAGGTGGTCAATTCTATGCATCACAAACAATTAGCGTAGGTGAAGGTGATGGAGAAGTTTATATATTCGGTTAAAATCAATAAAATAAAATAAAATGACAGTATTCATAACATTAACATTAGCTGGGGCTAATGTGGGTCCATTCAATCTATATTCAAATTTAGATGGATATATAACAGCATTTGAATCAGATGTTAGTAAAGATGATCTAACTTCTGGATATTCTTCAAATTTAGTACCTGATGGTACAACAACTATTAGATTACTTTCTACTGGGCAATGTACTAACTACTTTGATATAGTGTTAAGTGAATCAACTACCACTACTACATCAAGTAGCAGTACTACAACTACTAGTACTACTCGTTAATAATTTTAAAAAAAATCCTGTTTTGTTGGTTTTACAGGAATTTCTCCTCAAGATTTTTCTTGGGGAGTTTTTGTTTATAACTAAAATAGTTATAAATAATTACATGGATAACTAAAATTATTTGGAATATATAAAAACTATTGTTTATCTTTACAATATTTTTTAACTAATATGAGTATATATGTCTGAAAACCAAAGCTTGTTACACCGATTAGAAGAGTTATTAAGTCAGAAGAAAAGTAAAAAATTCTACGCTGAGAAATTAGGAATAAGTGAATATGAAGTGAATGAGCTCATGAGGGAGCTTAAAGAAAAAGATACTGAAACTACAATAAGAAACTTTGCAGAAGAACGTAAAGTTAATCTGGAAAGAGGAACAATAGAAAGTACAATAGTTATTGACTATGAACCTAAAGATGATCTTGAACTAGCTAAGCTACACAAGATAAACTTAGATAAATACATCATTACCAATTATTGGTCTAAGATGTTACCAAGTGGGAAGTTTACTTCCTCAGTCTTCTCAAAAAGAAAAGAAGCAAAAGATTATTCTCCTGAAGACTTTGCTAAGTTTTTAGAAAACTACAAACCAAATAATGTAGAGATTAAAAAATCAAATCCATCAAATCATAAAGATTATGTAGATGTAGAAATCTCTATAGCTGATTATCATTTAGCTAAGAAAACTGTAGATGGTGATAATGATCCAACAACTAGAGCTTTAAGATATATGAATGTGGCTCAATCTTTGATCAACAAAGTGGAAGCTAATTACAATATAAACACTGTAGTGCTTCCTATATCAAATGATTTCTTTCATACAGATAACTATCAACATCAAACTACAAATGGTACTCCACAGGATACTATAATGGATTATGCTGATGAGTATGAGGTAGGATTTGGTGTTCTTGTAGATACAATCAATATGTTGAGACAACATTCCAGCACTGTAATTGTTGTTCTTGTACAAGGAAATCATGACAGAACTAAATCTTTTTATCTAGCTCATGCATTAGATATATTCTTTAGAGATGAATTAGATGTACAGTTTATAAGAGAACATTCTGTTGTTAAAGGATTGACATTAGGAAATACATTTATTGGATGGCATCATGGTAATTGTAAGTTAGAAGATTTACCATTATTATTTGCAACACATCCACAATATAGTCATCAATTTGGTGATGCTATTTATAGAGAAGTACATACAGGTGATAAACATCACTATATGGCTAAAGAGGTTAAGGGAGTAAGAATACAACAAATGCCTAGTCTTTCAGGAACTGATAGATGGCACTTAGATAATAACTTCGTACATTCAGTACGTGCAGCTCTTGCTTTAGTCTATGATCTTAATCTAGGTAAGATAGCAGAGTTTGAAACTCGAATATAATTATGGCAACATTAAGAAAATTAGTATCAGATGTTAGAAGTGTCCACAAGATACTTTCTACAGATAGTCTTATTACAGATAGAGCTATTGCTTCTGAAATCAGAAACAATGCTCTATTACTTATTAAAAGAGAAACCAATTTAAGAAAGCTTTGGGCAACTGATACACTATTCACTACTATTCCTTGTTTAGAGATGGTAGAAGTACCTATCTCTGAATGTTGTGATTATGTAGATGAATGTACTATTGCTAGAACAAAAGTTAAACTCCCACGTATATCAGAAGGTAATTACCAATATGTAATACAAGGAGTTTATTCTATTAATGCATTAGGTGGTACAGGAAAGAAATTAAAAGAGATTACTGTTAATAGATATATCAATCTATTAAAACTTCCTATAATAAAGAATGAAGAATACTTCTGGATTACAAATGGATATCTATATGTAAACAATCCAATGATTAGATCTATTAGATTTGTTGCATTATTTGAAGAAGATGTAATAAATGAAATCATGTATCCAGAATGTGGATGTGGAACTCCAGAATATACTACTGAAGAACTGTGTAAGAATCCATTAGATAAAGAATTTGCTCTTCCTGGATATTTAGAACAACAAACTCTTGAATTAACATCTAAGAAATTACTATCTACATATTTCAATATTAAAACTGATCAAGGTCAACAAGGATTAGATGGACAAGCACCTAATTCTCCAGCAACTGCATAATAAATGGCAAGAGTTAAAATAGATTGGAGAAGTTCAAGTAAGGATAATTACAATTTGTTTTGTAAAAAATATCCATCTATAAAACTCACATACGATGAATGGAGAAACATTATTTACACCTATAATGAATCATTCAAAGAATATATATTAGAGACAGGTGATAAAGCAAAACTTCCTTATGGATTTGGAGAGTTCTCTATAAACAAAAAGAAAAGAAAGAAGGTTACACAAGCTGATGGAAAAGAATTTATTAATCTTCCAATCGACTGGCAAAAAACTAAAGAGAAAGGAAAAGTTATTTATAACTTTAATTATCATACGGAAGGTTATTTTTTTGGTTGGATGTGGTTTAAGCAAACTGCACGTTTCAAAAATTCTGACTTATGGTATTTCAAACCTTCTAGACTTACATCAAGACTACTGTCACATTACTTAAAAACCAGCGATAAGTATCAACACATTTATAAACAATGGAAATCATAAATTATGAGTTACTACTATAAATATAATTTTATATCGCCTGATCCTGTATATGCAACTGTTAAAGAAGAGCTTAAAAGTTATTTTGATACTGGAGCTGTAGATGATCTTTTATTCCCTACTTATTTAGATAAAGCTCTAAAGAAGTTAGGTAGATCATCTTTTGTAATAAGCGAAGAGATTCTTTACATAGAAGATTTTGAAGCTAGACTTCCTGATAACTTTTATGCTGTAAGAGAAGCATGGATGTGTACAGCAGTTGCTGGTTATCCATATCAAACAGCTAATTCATTTTATTCTCAAGCGGCTAATGCTACCACTATACAAGTCTCTCCATTAACTATTGCAGGAACTCCTTGTAATAGACCTGGTTGTCAAGATCCTGCTTGTAATGGTACATGTATGCCAGAATTAGTACAAGCTGTTTACAAAACAAATAATAGCACACCTAGACAATTTACTCACGAATATTTACTTAAGCCAGGTAATATATCTGCAAGACAAAACTGTGGAGTGGAATATACAAATGCTTGGGACTTTTATGCTGAAGCTCCTCCTATTCATGAGTTCACTCCTGGAGCTGCTAGTTATGATTCATTTGATGTACGAGATAATAAGTTTGTAACCAATTTTAGAAATGGTGTTGTACATTTAATATTCTATGCTACAGAGTATGATGAAATAGGAAACCAAATGATTCCTGATAACTATCGTATTAGAGAGTATGTAGAAGCATTTCTTAAATTTAAGATATTTGAAACTCTTACAAATCAAACTAATGATGAAACTTTTAATCAGTTACAACAAAAGTTAATGTATTATAAACAGATGTATGAAGAATCATTCATCATGGCTGATATTGAAATTAAGAAACAAACTCCTTGGGATAAACAAAGAAGAATTAAAAACGATCTTAATAGATTTAATATGTATGAGCTTCCTAACCGTACTAATAGATATGGTAGAAGACGTAATAACTAATCACTATGGCTGATCAAAAAAACGAAAATACACAAGGTAGTAATATCAGAATGGAATATAATGCTGGTGTTTCTGGACTTAACATGGATAATACATTAAACCAAGTTAAGCCAGGAGAGTTAACCTATGCATTAAATGCTGCTTTAGAAAACTTTGATTCTAGTTCTGTTAATTATCAGAATGAACAAGGTAATGAATTTTGTGTGCAGTTCCCTTCAGGATATTCTTTAATAGGAACATATTTCATTAATGAAAAAAATAAACATATATTCTTTTTAGCTAATCCTACTACAGGTGGTTCTGAAATAGGATATATGGAAAACAATGATTGTATCTATCGTAAAATAGTTAATGCTGAATGTTTAAATTTTAATGTTAATTATCCAATACATAAAGCAGTACATAAGATTGGAAATTGTACTACACAAATATATTGGACAGATGGATATAATTCTAGAAGATATTTAGATATTGAAAATATCCCATATATAGAAACTCCTAACTCAGATTCTTGTAATCCTACATATACAGATCAATTAGATTGTAATCAACTTAAAATACAACCTAACTTTAATATTCCTCAACTTGAAGTAACTGATATATTTAATGGTGGTGATATAACTGCTGGTACATATCAGTTTGCTGTACAATATTCTGATGCTTCTGGTAATCCATATACATCATTCTATTCTATTACTAATCCTACACCTATAGCTGATACGCAGTTAACTACTGCCATCTTTGACTATAAGGTGGGTAGATCTATTCAGTTAACTATTACTAATTTAGATATAACAGGATTATATAATTATTATAACATAGCTGTTATTAAAACAGTTAACAATATTGCATCTGTAGAATTAGTTGGTACATATTCAATTGAAGATCAAGTTGACACTATAACCTACACAGGGCAAAATAATACATTAATTAAACTATCTATTTCAGATATATTTGAGAAATATCCTTATTATGATATAGCTCAAGATTTAACTGCTGCACAAGATATTCTTATGTGGAATAATCTTACGTCTATAGATAGAATTAACTACCAAGGAATAGCATCTAAAATAGATTTGTTATGGGAAACATATAGAATCCCTTCTACAGAAAACTATGCTAATGAATTTAATGCTACAAACCTACGTGGATATTTACGTGATGAGGTGTATGCATTTGAAATAGTATTCTTATTAAAGAATGGAAAACAAACAGATGGGTTTCATATTCCTGGAAGAGCATTAAATTTTAATGATACACAATATCCAGATATTCCAGATACAAATGCTGATTTTATAGGAGAACCAGATTATATTGATCCTGTAACAGGAATTGGATATAGTTCTTATTGGAAAATATACAATACAGCAACTGTAATAGGACAAGCTCAAGGTGATACTATAGGTAATGCAACACCACATGAATATGGTGAATTTGCTTATTGGGAATCTACAGAAGAATATCCTTGTAACCAAGATGTGTGGGGTGACCTTGCTGGTAAAAAAATTAGACATCATAAGTTTCCAGATGTTCTTGTAAGTCCTATATTTGAGAGTCCAGTGTACGCACTAACTCCAGGATTTCAACCAGAAATGCAAAGTGATGCTATATATCCAATTGGTGTTAAAGTGGATATAGCACAAGTACAATCTTTAATACAAACATCTTCTCTAACACAAGAGCAGAAAGATAATATAGCTGGATTTAAAATTGTAAGAGGTAATAGAAATACAAATAAATCTATTGTAGCTAAAGGAATGCTACGTAATGTAGGAACATATACAAGAGAAGATCAAACTCTTTATTATCCAAACTATCCATATAATGATCTTAATGAAGATCCTTTTATTAATCAAAGTTCTAATTCATATAGTGTATTAGGGCAATCAAAAGTTTGGATAGTGGAATGTAGAGTAACGGGTACATATGAATATACTGATGCTGATACAGGAAAGGTAGTAAGTTGTGTTCCTATGGTTGCTGGTAAAAACTATGAGTTTTGTTCTTTAACAAGACCAAAGTATTTAACTGGTAAAGCATGTATAGGTCCTGGAAATTGGGATGTTGTTGTATTTGATGGAGGTATTTGTACAGATGCTTATAAATTAAGAGCAGATATAGAATGGACATGTGATAATCAAGCTCTACAAACAATGAAGTATGGATATGTTCCATGGTGTCAGATTGATGGAGGATATGTTATGTGTGCTGGTAAATATAATTCAGTATCACCTGTTATTTTTATAAATAGAATGTCTGTTGGTACATGGCCATATTATGAAGATGAAAATGATAATTATGTTGGAAGTGCAGAGGCTGTATGTTTTACAACACCTGTATGGACTGGTCCACAAGCTCTTGGACAAATTCCTCCTTTTGTTAAAGGAACTTGTGATCAACGTTATAGTAGAAGATCTAAATTAAATGATATATGTGGAATTTCAAAACCATTACCAGCTATTGATAAACCTGAGTCTGCATATAGACAAGTATTTAATTCTCCTGATACATCATTCTCACAACCTTTCTTAGGAGATATTCTTAAGTTAGAAAGTGTAATGTTTGGTGGAGGAAAAGCACATTTTGTTCCTGTTAGAGGAAATGCTAAATACAGACTTCTTTCTAGAGAAGCTCAACAAGATGCACTTGATGCATCATTTAATATTGCAAGTGGTGATATTACTGCTGTGTTTACAGCATACCAAGCATATCTGACCATTTATGTTAATGGTATTACAAGAAAAAATTATGCATACTCATATAACTCTATAGCTAGTTATGATTATTCTGCACCAATTGGTAACAATGTTACAATAGGAAATCTAACTGGTATTAAACAAAGAGCACTTGATTTAAAAGCATATTTAATTCCTGGTGTTCAAAATATTGGAGATGATAAAAATATAAATAACTATCAAAGAGAATCATCTATATACACAAAAACAATAGATGAGAGAAACACTCTCACAGTTAAACCTCTTCCATTTCCTAATAAAACAGCAAGTCTTTTAGATAGTGCAGGTAACCCTTTAATATCAGATTACTCAAGATTTATTATTGGAGGATCTAATTTTTGTGATCCTACATACTCAATAGATTCTAAACAAAGTTATTGTAATACTCCTGAAAAAGAAAGAGATATTAAAGTAGTATCTTACTATGCATCATTAAAGAATTTATTTCCTGGTCAATGGGGACAAATATATTCTTATGAAACAATTGATACAGGATTCCAAAGAATGTTCAATGTAAGTTCTTATACTAATGATGTTGCATTTGGTGGAGATACATTTATAAATAAGTTTGCATACAAAACAAAACTTCCATTCTTCTTAGATAATAGAGTTAATGCTCCTGATGATTCAGATATTTTCTATGATGAAATAGGTAATGTTGGTTATCCAAAATTCTGGCATTCTGCTAGATCTATTTTAAATACATATCGTAACATGATAAATATTGTATCAATTAAAGCACATAACTTTGATTGTTATAATGATCCTGCAACTATACCAAAACAAACAGATCCTGTAGCTGGGACATTGAGAACATTCTATGATGGTAAGTTTTATTTATTTGCATATGGTATTCCTTATTTCTATTGTGAGTCTAATTATAATGTAGACCTTCGTCAAGCATTTAATGATAGAGAAGGAAACTTCTGGCCACATGTATCTACAGGTATTCCTGATGATTGGGTACAAGAAGAATTTACAACAATTGCATACGATAATACATATTATTATAATACAACATTCTCTAGACAGAATACAGAAAATGCATTCTCACATTTACCAGCAGATTGGAATGACCAATTATGTTTTACATATTATCCATTTAGAGTGGTATATTCAAATCCTCAAGATCAAAATGCTGATGTAAGATTTAATAATTGGTTAGTATATTCTCCACTATCTCTACATGATTTTCCTCAAAATTATGGAAATCTTATATCATTAGATGGTATTCAGAATAAAGCTATACTTGCTAGATTTGAAAATAAAACATTATTATATAATAATTTATTGATAATGAATACAAGTAATCCTCAAGCTGCTTATTTAGGTAACCCTAATATTTTTAGTGCTACTCCTATTGATTTTGCTGAAACAGATCTTGGATATGTAGGAAGTCAGAATAAGATGTTATTAAAAATTCCTCAAGGACAAGTGACTATAGATGCTAAAAGAGGGCAAATCTTTTTAATTCAAGGAACAAAAGTAGAAGAGATAGCTGGTTTTGGATCTGGTGTAAATAGATTTATGACAGACCATTTATCGTTTGAGATACAAAGATATTTCCCAAAAGTTGATACAGATAACAATTTTAATGGAATTGGATTACATGGAGTGTATGATAGTAAATTTGAAAGAGTTATTATTACTAAATTAGATTATATTCCTATTGACAAAGATGTTAAATATGATCCTGTAACAAAAGAATTCTATGTTGAGACAGTGTACGAAATGATTGAGCCTACTACTACTAGTACTACAACTATTTTTACACCAACAACAAGTACTACTACATCAACATCAACTAGTACCACAACAACAACCACTACATTATATCCAGTAACAACTATATGTGAAGTAGAATGGGCAACAGTTAATTTAGATGTAACTAAATATAGAAATGGTGATGTGATTCCACAAGCAAATAGTCAAGCAGAATTAAATGCTTATGCTTTGGCTGGAACAGGATGTTGGTCATATCCTAATTTTAATCCTGCTTATGCAACTATTTATGGTAAATTATATAATTGGTATGCTGTTAATGACATTAGAGGTTTAGCTCCAACTGGTTGGCATATTCCATCTAATAGTGAATTATTAACATTAAATAGTTGTTTAGGTGGTGATATAAATAAAGCAGGAGGTAAATTAAAAGAAGTTGGTACAGCTCATTGGCAAAGTCCTAACACAGATGCTACTGATCTTTTTGGATTTACTGCATTACCATCAGGTTTAAATTTACAAACAGGAACTCCTCCATATCCTCCTTCAAATGTAAACTTCTATACATATTTTTGGCAAGCTGAACAGTTTAATGCATCTTTAGGCCAAGCTATGTCTTTAGAATGGAATGATGGTCTTATACATTATGTTACTGAATCCAAAGGAACTGCATGTTCAGTTCGTTTAATTAAAGATTAATACAATGGCTGAAGAGAAGAAAATAAAAACAGTTATACGTACTCAGGTTTATCTGAATGATCCAGACTATTTTTGTAACAAGAGCTGGACCATGTCCTATAACTTAAATACTACGTCATGGATAAGCTTTCATAGCTACATACCTAATTTCTATATAGGAGAAAATAACTTCTTCTATTCAGGACTTAATGGATGTTGTGATGATGGTGAAGCTGGTGGATTTCAAGCTATTGCTGGAGTGATAGATAAAACACCACCAACGACCACTTCTACAACAACATTTTACCCTTCTCCTAGAACAACTACAAGTACAACAACATTAGATTGTGGTATAGATGGTGTAGCAATTATAACAGATTGTAGTTTAGATGGTACAGCAGTAATTACAGTTCCTGCTACCACTACAACAACAATATGTCAAAGACCTTCTAGTTTATTAACACAATTTGTATTTGTAGAAGGATATACATTAGTAACAGATCCAGAAGTAATATTTAGTGGTAGTGAACAAGAAGCATGTGCTGCAATTTCATCTATTGAATATATTAGTGCAAGTATAACTCAAACTAATGGTACATTATCTGAATTTAATATATACGCTAATACTACAACTACTGAATTACAAATTGGTAATATAGTTTATTATGGTGATGGAACAGATTGTACACTTGTTCCTGATGGTTTCTATCTTTTAGATCCTACATTAGATCGTGAGTCTTCTAATTATGTTTATGAAGTTTCAGGAGGAATAATTGTAAATATAATAAATTGTGATTGTGGAACCACCACTACCACTACAACATTACCACCAGATGTAACTGAATGTTGTGGAATTTTATTCTCATCAGATGATGCAATATACTATTCTAATAGATCAGAATTACCTCAAATAAATTTATTAAATGTACCAGGATATGTATCATCATTAGGAATAGCAATGACTGCTAATTACTTATGGAGTATTGATACTGACATAAAAAAATGGACTATAGACCTATCTCCATTTAGTGCAACATCTAGTGGAACAATTGCTTTACCTATGGGATATACTGCAGGGTTAGGAATAGTTGCTAAAAATGATGGTATACTAATTTCAACAGACACTTCTGCATCTCCAAATGATGTAACTGAGTTAGATGTTACAGGAGGAACAGCAGTATCTACAGTTATGTTTAGTTTACAAGCTAATAGAACATCTACAGGTAATATGTTATATACAACAGATGGTAAACTTATCATGATTAGTCAAGATACAATAACATTTGATAATTATGTAACTCAATATGATTATGCAACAGGAACAATTGAAGTTGATCTTAACATTGGAATTGTAGCACCTACATCATTATATGAATGTAATTGTGATATATACTTAACTGATGCGTTTGGAAATCTTTATACAATTATTAAAATTTATCCATATGTATTACTTAATTTAGGAATTAATATTAATATATCATCTATAGATTCTGCAACTCAAGTGGGTAGTTGTGTTGTTAGTTCAATTACTGATAATACTACAACTACCACTAGTACATCAAGTTCTTCTACTACAACCACCACTACAACCACTCCTTAATATGACAAAAGTTATAACCATAAAATTAGTACAGACTGGACCAAACGTTGGACCATTTACCATTACGGATATCTATGGAAACATTATAGCTGAGAATGTTTCTAGAAAAGCATTAATTCAAGGAGTGAGTTATACTGTAGATGATAGTTTGTATGCAGTGATATTAAAATCTACAGGTAAGTGTAATATATCATTCACTGTAATGTTAAAAGATTTTAATATCACAGAATATGCAAGTATAAAATACACACAATCTGTTACAGGATGTGTATGGAGACACTTAACTAATACAGAGATATACAATATATTTTATGGAACAATAGAACCATACGTTATTGAATATCCTTTTGCTTATAAATATCAAGATGAAATTCTTCAGAATGTACAAGACTATACAAAGGCATATGAATATCTTCCTATACCTGATGGTGTATTTAATGACAATGCAAGAATAGAAACAAATGATAAATGGTTTAACAAAGCTATTCTATATAATGGACAACAGAGTTCTGGAATATTAGAACTTGTAGCTAAGCCATTAAATAATTTGCAAGCTTATAATAAATATCCTATCTTTAACGCTGAAAGTAAAACCATCACTTACACTAAAAGTGATAACTTCTATCAGTATAATACATTCTGGGCATTAGAGAAAACTTCTCAAGTTCCATTATTTAATACATCATGTGAAAGTCTTTCAGTTGATAAAATAGTAAATCAAGCTAATATGGACTATGGACCTAGAAGCTTTAAGAAAGCTCCTCTAAGAGCTAAAGATTTAAAAGTGAGACATATTCTTGATAACAGCTCAACAACACATTTAGTGTCTCAATTCATAATAACACCATCTCAAATCTCTTACAAGTAATGGCTAATTGGTTAGATAAATATGAACAAGGGGGAATGGTCTTAAAACAAAAGACCAAAGATAACTATGGTAAAAAGCCTAACCCTAATGATGTAAAAATATCCATGAGTCCTAACTATATAGGAAGTGGATATAATATACAGGGTAGAAATTACTCTCCTGCATGGGGTGGAATGTTTCAAGGTGGTGGTTCTGTTTATCCAGTTAACTATGTTCCTCAAGCACAAGGAGGAATGTCTATGCCAGGAGCTGTAGGATTTACATATGCACGTACAAATGATCCTGCTCCTAGTAATGGTCCTTATGCAAAGAAAACTAAAGCTAGTGCACAGAATGGTGAAGAGATGAGATACTATCAAGAGGGATTAGATTTCAAACCTAAGAGCATTAGTAAGAA